TTCCGTGTGGGATTTGACAAACAGCGTGGTAGTTAACGGCGATGATGGTGATGAGATTACCGCTATTGTGCCTTACTTTGAGAATCGTATTATTGTATTCAAGCGGCGCAGGATATTCCAAGTTACCATCCCGCCCGATATGACCAGCGCGGCTGATTGGACTATATCGATCATTTCCAATAACATCGGGTGTGTGGCTGGGGCTACGGCCATTCAGGTCAATAGCGACATATTCTTCTTGTCCGACGATGGCATCAGATCGCTGGTTCGGTCTGCCTCAGATGACTTTACCTCGGTTGGACTGCCCATATCGGAGGTGGTCAAGGATGTAATTCAAGAAATCAATACCGCAGAAGTTGGAATTTGTACGGCTGCATTTTACGATAACCGCTATCTGCTGGCCATTCCTACTGCTGCCAACGACTTCAATGACACCATCTTGGTTTATAACACAATCCTCGGTGCTTTTGAAGGCACTTGGACGCCGAAGGTAATGCAGTTTGCTTTGACCAATTTCCAAGACGAAGGGTTGCGGTTAATGATGAAATTGACCACTGGCCAGATTAACAAGTACAGCGGATACAAGACACCCGCTCAAACTACGTCAGCAGATTATGTGGATTTTGGCATCCAATCCAACGGCACAAGCGTTGGCACGTTTGATTACATTTCATCCGTCCGCACCCGCGACATGGACTTTTCTGATCCATTCGCACAAAAACATGGTAGCTATTTTGAGGTTATCTTTGACGATTCTTTTTCCAGCAACGCAAACATTGCTATTCAGCGCGACACCGACATTGGCGACATTGACGTACAACCCAACCTAAACATTGCCAGCACCGTGTTGGTATTGCCTTTTGTCTTGCCAGCCATCCTGCCCACATCAGTAAAAAAGCGCGTAGCCAGCGATTTGCGTGCATACGAAAAGTGGCGGCTTTTGAACATCAACGTATTTTCTGAAGCAAACAAGATGGCGATTAGGCAAATTACCGCCGCCGCCAACCCCGATACCATTGAGGTACAAAAGACGATATGACGGCTGTGGAGTACATTGAGGAGAGTGGCGTGCCGGAGTCCATGTGGCCTAACCTGGCTGAGTGGTACGGCTGGTTCGAGAAGCAGGGCATGGTAGGCATTGTAGAGGATAAGGATGGCATAGCGGGCGTGGCTTTGGCTAGGTGTCTAAAGGATGGGCAAGAGCCTAAGCATTATGAGCATACTGAAGATGGTGAGAATGTGTTTGTGGATTTGACTATCTCCTCAAAGGGTGCTAAATCCTTACGATGCTTGCTGTTGCTCCTTTGGGAGCGTTTTGGTCCTCGCAAGCGGATCACCTTTAATCGTTCTGGCAAACCAAGGAGTTATTGTTATATGACATTTATGCGAAAGGCAAGGGTTTAACACCATGGGTGGATCACCTTCTATTCCCGCACCGCCCCCTCCGCCCGATCCAGCAGCAGTCGCGCAGGCTAATGCTGAGGCATACAAGAAGAATATTGAGACTTATATTGAAAAAGCACCAGAGATGGCAGAGCTAGAAAACAAACTTCGCATTCAGTATCTACCAGCCCAGCGTGGCTTGGAACGGCAGTTATCAGCCCTAGACCAGCAGGCAGGCGTGCAGGCTGGGATGCAGCTAGAACGCCAATATGGACCACAGCGTACCCTAGAGTCGCTGCGCAGGCAGTATGAGACTAGCCCCCAAGCGTATGCCTTGAATCGTGGATTGGGCGATCAGATGACCCGCCAGTTCGAGCGTCTATACGGAACTAGCCCATACGAATCAGTTGAGCAGAATGTAGCGTTCAACCGCCAGCCAGGACCAGTTGACTTTTACAGCACGATTGGTACGAACATTGGTAGTCCAAATTTAACAGTTGGTACGGTTAAATAATATGGCAGTTTTATCTAAAGAAGAATTTTACAATCAAAAATATGCTCCAACAGCAAATTGGAATACAATATTTTACAATGGTTCAAGACATTTCCAATCCGCAAATCCCCCATCAGATTACAAGAGTTTTTTAGCTGGAAAATCTACATACAATGGAAGTTGGGACAGCGGTCCTAGAACATACGAAACGACTGTTACTGATAAAAGCGGAATGCTTCGTGACTTTGATAATGCCTACCAAGATTACAAGGATACTGCGCGAGACGAAGAACAGAAGCAAAGCTTGGCTCAAATTCAAGGCCAAGAAAATACCCGTAACTCTCTTGCTGCTCAAATCCAAGCATTAACCGTTGGGGGCGGTGGAACGCCTGCTGGTGCAGCTGCTGGCCCACAATTCAACCAGGCCCTATCCCAACTTTCCGCTGGGCGTAACTACGGATCGTCTGATCTTGGCTCGATGCTAAACTTCCAAGTCTCAGACCAGAACATTGTTGACGATTACAACAACACAAAGCTATCCCGCCTAAACAGCGTGATTGATCGTGGCAACGCTCAGATTGCTGGCATCAATGAACGGCTTGCTACGGCCAACAAGCTTCTTGCCGATCTTCCCGCTGGTGACGCTCGTAGGACGGGTTCCGAAGTATTCATCAAGCAACTCAACGATGACTTAAAGAGCGTAACCAGCGCAGTCACAGGCGCGCAGGATATGCAAAAGAATTTCACGCCTATCACGATGGATAGCCCCGAAGGGCTAAAGGAGATCACATCTTTCCGATCCTTCGTCCAACTACCCGAAGAGCGTGCTTCACAACAGCTTTTTCAGATTGATCCAGATTCCTACCGCACTGCGGTTGGCTTGGGTCAGCAGTATCGCCAGATGGCAACTGAGCCAATTGGTGCTACGACTACGCCAGAAACTGAGCAGATTCGTCAGACCATCGAAGACGAGGCTCTCAATCAGCTTCGCCTTGGATCGACTATTGGTGCGGAAGAACGGCGTGGTTACGAGCAATCCATCCGAGCTGCACAGACTGCCCGTGGCAACGTCTTTGGCCTAGGACCGGCAGTGCAAGAAGCCTCACAGATCGGTGCGGCTGGCGAAGCACGCAAGCTGGCACGCTACGGGGCAGCGCAGAGCTTCCTTGGATCTGGCTTGTCGAGTGGTGATGCGCTCAAAGCTGATATAGCGTTCCGTGACGCATTGCGTCAAAACAGGCTGGGCGCAGCTTCCAACTTTGTTGCTGGCGGACCTTCCATCGCTAACCTCGCTGGCGCACGCACAGCACAGCAGCAGGCTGCAATGCAGAGCTACATCCAAGCCAATCAAGCCTTGCCTGGTGGGTTTAATCAACAGCCGTCTACGGCTGCTAACTTCTATCAGACAACCGATCCAAATATTCCTGTTGCCCTTACTCAAGCATTTAATGATCTTTACAGGTCGCAGTCCAATTACCAAGCCAGCACCTATGGAGCGCAAGTTGGAGCGATTGCGAGTCAACCAAGTGGTGCGCAACAATTCGGAGCTATTGCATCTGGCATTGGATCGTTCATACCCAACATAAGTATTTAAGGAGATTTATGGGAAAAATTACAATGGATTTAGCGGCGATGTTTCCTCAAACTTTTGGGGATCAAGACGCATTACGCAGAGCTGCAACTGCCGAACAACTCCAGAATGCTCAGTTAAACGCATACACGCAGAATCAACAGGAAAAAGAAGTAATAAGGTCTAATCAAGTATTGCCATTTGAAGACTTTAAGATTGATGTAAATGGAGAGCAGATTCCATTTAAGGCATTGCCACCAGAGCAGAAATCTCAGTGGGCAAAACAACGCCAAGTTGATTGGGAGCTAGAGCAATCAAGAAAATTTACAAAACATCAAGCTGATATGGCAAAAGCCGAAGTTGAGCTTGAGCAAAATTTACAAAAGAAAGCAGACATACAATCTGCCAGAGCTGGGCTAATGGGTGGGGAGAAGCCTGGTCCAGATTTCCTTCCTGGGGAAATGTTTGGAAAATCATACGCAAAACAACTAAAAGATGTCGAACAAGAAATGATTAAAACCGAGCAAAAGCGTAACGTTGCTGGAATTCAAATGCAGGCATTAAAAGATACTCAAATGCCGCAAAGTTACGGAATGCCTTCGGTTGCAAGGCCTGCCGCACAGCAACCAACAGCCCAGCCATCCGCACAGCCACAAACACAGCAAGCAGTTCCTACCTATAAATCAAGAGACGAGGCAATTCAAGGCGGGGCAAAAGCTGGAGATATTGTTTATATTCCAGGTGTCGGAAAAGTAAGGATAAAATAATCCAATG